CTTAGAACCAATGCAGGGCTACCCTGAAAAGCTTATTAAGTCAGTGAGACTAACTTTTTGTGTTGCACAGCACATAGAGAAGACCGCTTAACTACGCTTAAGCCCGTATTATTATAGTCGGCTATACTGTATTATAGTCGGCTATAAAGACGGAGTTAAACCCATGCCTAATGCCATGACAGAACACAGCAGACGTTTAAGAAGTGAAACCGCCAAGGCGAGACGCGCACGTTTACGCGACTTATCAGCGGTACTACTAGAGGCTGATGATAATGCTAAGCTTGAGGCGCTAAGGGCGTGGTATGGTAAGGATAAACCTGCGACTTTAAACGATACGGTTAAGCGTTTAATCCGTGAGGCTTATCAACACTTGCCACCCGAGGCGAAGATTAAGGCGAATCAAACCGAGCTATTTTCTAAATGAACGACAAAACACCCCCTAAGAAGACACTAACTCTTTTAAAAGGGTTATTAAAATCAATTTTAAGGCGTTATTTTAATAAGGGTAAGGGTAACACTAAGCCTAGGTTGAAATAACGCCTTAAATCGCCTTATAGAAAGCCACTTTTTTAGCACTGCAAGCTGAACGCCAGCCGACAAGTCACTGTGTAGCGTTTTGTAGCAATTTGTAACGCGCTGTTTTCACTCACTGCCTGAAAAGCCAAGCGCTTAGCCGCGCTTAGCTGGTTTGATAGGTTTTATTCTCTGTGGAATTATTTTACGGCAGGCGTGGGGTTGTGCGCTCTGTCGCTTCATTGGGGCGTATTGCCATACTGAATGGGTTCATACTCCACAACATCCCCAAACGCATCGGTAATGGGTTCAATGATAAGCTGATAAAGCGGCGCAATCTCACCTTCTACAAAGGCTTGGGCGGCTTGCATGACATTACCAAAGCCACCTGCGTTCTCGGGTGTTTCAGCAAGTAGCTGTAATGGCACGCGGGTTGCAACGCAAATAGACTGTTTAGAAACTTTGCTTACGTTTAGAAAATCGTCCTTAGCAATGTCGCCCATAATGGGGATTAGTTTGATTCCGTCCGGTTTACCTTCGGGGTCATGTATCAACATATCTTCAATACTAAAGCCGCGTGTTGACTTAAATTTTTCTTCGATTGAATCCATGACGGCTTCGTCTAAATCGGCGGTAACGTGCAAGATAAAACGCACTAAGCCCTTATTCTCGCTGAACTCAACACGAAACACGGTAGCCGCTTGGTTTAATAATGCTGAGTGTAGGGCAGATACATAGCTAGGTAGTCCGTAAATTTCATGCCTGCGGTCATAGTCGGCATACATCCATAGATCAGTATTAAATTTTTGCGCGGGTTGTTGGTGCTGTGTGTCTGTCCACCAGTATTCATTATTCGCCCCTTTACGTACCCACATGCTTATTCTGTGGTTCAGATGCACGATTTTACCGCGTGGATTGTATTCGGGTTCTAAGTAGCCATTACCAAACGACAGAACATCTTCAATATATTTGCGTAGGGTCTGGCGATTTAGAACGCTGGTGTTCTTGAGTTTGCAACATCGTAATAGGTAATTGCGTTTTACTTGCAGGGCTGAGCCTAGGTAGGGAACGCTAGTAATTAATTGATCTAACCAATTAAGCGAGATGCGCGTTTCCCAGTATTGCCCATTCCAGTCTAATTCCGTGGGGTGATAGCGTCGCTTATTGTTGAGGGTGTTGGGTATTCCGCTAAAAGCACGCCCTTGTTTCTTGGCGGGTGTGGGTGTGTTCGTTTCGTTACTCATGTTAGATGTCCGGTGGATTGCGAATTTAATTAACTGGCTTGAAATGTACATGAGGTTTTATTTGCGGATAAGGCAACGGCGGGAGGTTTAGCGTTGAGTGACTAGCAAGTCAACGCTTGGCAAGTAGCCGTAAATTTATAAGGTGTTCATCCTGTTTCTTGTGTGATAACCAATAAGGTGAATACGTGGAAACGGACTGGATACAAGCCGGAACAAGTGGCGCAACCATAGACGGGCGCAATATTGACGAACAGTTTTTATATGAGATGGCAGAAACCTACAACACGGGGGTTTATACCGCCAACGTAAATTTAGAGCACATTCGCGGTATTGATCCTAGTAGTTTATTCAAAACATTAGGTCATGTTACTGCGGTTAAGGTGGAGCAAATCAAGGGCGGCGCATTGGCGGGTAAGGTAGGCTTATTCGTTAAATTAGTGCCGCATCCTGATTTAATCGGCATGGTACGCAATGGGCAAAAGGTCTATTTATCAATGGAAATAGACCCTAAGTTTGCAGACAGTGAAAAAGCCTACTTAGTGGGGGTAGGTGTAACCGATAGCCCAGCCTCTCTAGGTGTGGGTATGATGAAATTCAACGCGAATCAGCGGAACAATAGTTTATTCAGCACACCAACCTTAGCCGACTTCAACGAACCCACGAATAGTGGCTTTGAGCAATTCGCGGCGCAATTCTCAAAACTCGATAACCAGCAAGCCTTGATGCTGCAACTGATACAGCAATTCAAAAGTGACTTTTCAGCACTGGCGCAAGAGATAACAGAGATTAGTAAGGCGTTAGACAATTTTAGTACGGGGCGTTTTGTGCCACGCAAGCCGCCTATGTCGCAATGGGCGGAATCTAGCAAAGGTCAAGGTTATTAAGGGGGATTTATGAGAACTGATACACGCGAAAAGTTTAATAAGTTGTTGGGGGTGGTTTGTCAGGAAAACGCCATTGAAGACCCTTCCAAAAAATTTACGGTAGCACCCGGTGTTGAGAGAGTCGTCCGTGACAAGATGACTGAAAATTCAGACTTTTTGAAGCTGATTAATATCGTGCCTGTAACGGAACAAAGCGGCGAAAAGCTAGGGTTAGGAATAGGTTCACCTATAGCTAGTCGTACTGACACCAAAAGCGAAGAACGCGAACCGCACGAACTAACACCAGACGACCCCGATTTATACCACTGCAAGCAAACCAATTTTGATACAGCGTTACGCTATCAAACGATTGATGCAATGGCAGTTTTGCCACAAGCCGACTTTCAAGCGCGTTACCGTGCGGGTGTAATGACGCAAATGGCATTAGATCGGATTATGACAGGCTGGAATGGCACGCAAGCAGCAACCAAAACGAACCGCGCAACATATCCCTTGCTGCAAGATGTTAACGTCGGCTGGCTGGAAAAGGTGCGTTTAAATAAGCCGACTGCTTTAATGGGCTATCAGTCAGACGGTCAATCGGACGGTGAAGATATAACCGTCGGTGAAGGTGGACAACATCCAAACCTTGATAGCCTTGTGTTTGAGTGTATGGGCAGTTTGTTAGACCCTTGGTTCGTCGGTTCACAAGATTTAGTGTTAATCCTAGGACGTGAATTATGGGTTAAACACGGGCTGAGTCTGTACGGTGCAGCCAATAACGCAGCCACGGAATTTAACGCGCTAAACCTGTTATTTGCGAATCAATTAATAGGCGGCTTGCGTCCTGTCTTAGTTCCCTTTGTGCCGCCACGCGGTTTATTAGTTACGTCGTTTGATAACTTAAGTCTGTATTACCAATTGGGCGGAATGCGTCGGGCGATTGTTGATAATCCTAAGCGTGATCGCGTCGAAGAATATTTAAGTTCTAATGATGCTTACGTCGTGGAAGATTACGGCAAATTGGGCGGCGTGCGTGCGGGTGCAATTAAGTTGAAAGCTGCCAACGGCGCGTGGGTGTAATGATGCACGGGGCGGTTTATCCCAGTTTATACAGCGAAACCCGCAAAGAATCGGCGCAAGTCGCTGATTCTTACCCTACTAAGCCTAAACCTAAAGTGGGGCTTAATTACGGGCTATGGTTAGCAAAGTTACAAAATGATAAAAAAAATTTATCACAAATCAAAAGCAGAAGCCGACGGGCGCAATTAAAAGCCGACTTGTTGCCAGAATATGCAGATTATCTGAGTGCCGCTATTAATTCGTCTGATGGTAGTCATGATGAAGTAGTCGTGATGTGGGCGGTGTGGGCGTTGGATTGTGGCAATAGGGAAAAAGCCATGTTACTAGCTGAAATAGCTCTAAAACGCGGCATGAATGCACCAACGGGCTTTAAGCGGAATCTTGCAGAAACACTATTGGAAGAAGCCGCGCAACGGGTGGA